GTCCAAGCGTTCACGGATTTGCTCAACAGAGCGATTGATCGGCCGAAGGAACAAGTGCAGGAGATTGAGATTCGGGCGGATAATACGACGGCGCTCGATCGCGCGAAGGAGCGATCATTGCTGAAGTTGAAGCCATGACGAACGCCTTTGAGACGTTCATGCTGGGCGTGCTCACGGGCGGGGCAATCTTCTGCGCCGTCATCCTCCTCGATGCCCGCTATCCGTGGGTGTATGAACGGTTCCGCGCCAAGGTGTTAGGGTCGAGACGATAATGCCCGCACCGTCACGCAGCTACGATGACGACCTCGTGGAGTGGTGCGCATCCCTCTATGCGGATCCCCTAGCGTGGGTGTGCGGCGCGTTCCCCTGGGGCGAGCCAGGCCCGTTGCAGCACTACCGTGAGCCGGACATCTGGCAATGTGAGTTTTTAGCTTGGTTGGGCGATGAGATTAAAGCGCGGGACTTTGATGGCGTGCATCCCGTGATGCCCATTCGCGCGGCTGTCTCGAGCGGCCACGGCATTGGGAAAGGCGCGTTGACGGGCATGCTCGTCTCGTTCCTCATGAGCACCAGGCGCCATGCGAAAGGCGTCATCACAGCGAATACGGGGCCGCAGCTGCAGGACAAAACGTGGCCGTCGATTACGACGTGGGTCAAGCGGGCGATTACGCGCGATTGGTTCGAGCTGAACACGAGCATCCTGTATCGCAAGGGCCATCGGGAAGAGTGGAAGTGTAGCCCGCAGACGTGCGACCCGGACAACAGTGAGAGCTTCGCGGGCCAGCACAACGCGGCGAGCACGAGCTTTTACATCAACGACGAAGACAGCAACGTCCCGGAAATTATTCACGAAGTGCAGGAAGGCGGCTTGACGGACGGCGAGCCGATGCAGTTCTTGTTTGGCAACCCGACGCGGCGCCGCGGCAGCTTTCACGATATCGTGTTCGCGGGCAAGGGGCGCGGGTGGAAGACGTGGCAGATTGATGCGCGAACGTGTCAGTTCCCGAATAAGGCGCTGATTGCGGAACAGTTGGAAGATTGGGGCGAGGACAGCGATCGGTTTCGGGTGCGTGTGCGGGGTCTGCCGCCGAATGCGGAAGACAGTCAGTTTATTGATGCGATCAGGGTCAGAGACGCGCAGAAGCGCAAGGTGGAGGTGCTGGATGATGAACCACTCGTGGCCGGATGTGATCTCGCCTGGGGAGGCAAGGACAGCAACGTTATTCGATTTAGACGAGGCCGTGACGCTCGTTCGATCCCTGCTATCCGCATTCCCGGCGAACTCACGCGTGACCCTTCAGTGCTCACCAACCGACTCTCCGACGTTTTGGGTGGAAATTACGCGGGGCAGCGGGTCGCGATGCTCTTTCTCGACTCCGCAGGCATTGCGGGATCGATTGGCACGCGACTCCGAGAACTCGGATATACCAATCTCCTCGAAGTGAACTTCGGCGCGGATTCGCCAGACAAGAAATACCGATACATGCGGGACATGATGTGGGGGCGGATGAAGGAGTGGCTGGTTAACGGGGCGATTGATACCTCGCCGCGGCTGGAGAATGACCTCACGGCGCCGGGGTTGCGCGAGGATTTGAAGCAGCGGGTATGGCTGGAGAGCAAACGCGAAATGAAAGCCAGAGATGTGCCATCGCCCGACGAAGGCGATGCGCTCGCCTTAACTTTCGCCCAAAACGTGGCACGGAAGGTCCCAGAGAAACCGACCCCTCAGCCCCCATTTGTTGGTTTCAGCCAGTCTTGGATGTCATAGAATGCCCACGCCATGATTTTCCACAATCACCGTATCGTGCCCGGCCACATGGGCGGCACTTACGAGCCTAAGAATGTCATTCGCGTCAACGTGGCCATGCATGCTTTTTTACACAAGTGCCTGTATGACCAGCACGGACGACTTGAAGACCTGAAGGCGTGGAAGACGCTCACGTCGTGGATTGGGAAGCCAGCCTACAAGCACACCTTAGAAGCTAAAGCGAAGATGAGCGCAGAGCGTGCAGGGAAGCCGCAAGGCCCACACTCGCCAGAGACGCGCGCAAAGATTAGCGCAGCCCATCTAGGCCGGAAGCAGTCAGCCGAGATGATTGCGAGGCGTGTCGCAGCGAACACTGGCCAACGTCGTAACGCGAAGAAGCGTGCCACGATGGCCGCCGCACAACGAACGCGATGGGCTGGTGTATCGGACGCGAAGCGCGCGGCCATCGGCGCGGCCATCAGCGCAGCCAAACGACGCAACAAGATCGTGCACTAATGGGCTATTTCCATCTGCCTGATTTGCCAATCGTTGGCTATTCCACCGCTCGTGAGCGTGCGCTAACTGATAATATCCAAGAATTTCTGAGGCAGATTGAGCGCGACCGACCGCGGCTGCTGACGATTGTCTGCGAGGGGCGCGAGAAATGGCGCACGGTGGCGGGCGATATCTGGCGAGGCTATCGGATTGGGGAAGAGGATGGCACCCTCAATGCGATCTTTGCGTATTTCGAGTTGCTGGCGAGTCCACCGCGCGTGCAGGCGAAGCTGCTCTTAGCGCCGAAGAATGCGCTGAAGTGGCGGGAGACGATGCGGCAGGCGATGCCTGGGATTGAAGCGGAACGCGAGGCCTTGAAGGGACTGAAACGGTGACGCTGGTCTATGCGATGTGGGCGAGCGTGTTAGCGGTGATTTTGGCGGTGGCGATCTGGTTCGTGAAGTGCGACATGCGGGGGAAGCGATGACGCTGACGCGCGGCGAACTGGAATACCTGCTCTTATTGGCCACGACGGAGCAGCAGCGCGTGCACGTGCATCAGCATGGCGTGCTCCATCCCGTGCTGTTCCCGCATTGCCAGCATCCCGATTGTCTGTTTGTGCATGAGATTGCCGACCTCGTAGCGGGCATTCCGCGCAAGAAGCATCAGTTGATTGAGGTCGCCTAGTGGCGAAGGATCTGATTCGCGAAGCGCGGGAACGCTGGAACCGAGCGGCGGAAGCCGAAGAGCAGCAGCGTGGGCGCATTGTGCTGGCCAAAAAGTTTCGCGCTGGTGATCAATGGCATGCGGCGATTAAGGCGGCACGCGAAGGGAAGGATCCGGAGCAGGGGAAATCCCCACAGCCAGGGCGACCGTGCCTCGTCGTGGATCGTCTCAGCCAGCCCGTGCGGCAAGTCTCCAACACCATCAAGAACGCCAGCTTCGGGTTCGATGTGCTGCCGGCTGGTGGCTCGAGCGACCAGGATACGGCGGATATCTTTAAGGGCTATCTGCGCTGGATGATGAACAACTCGCGCGGAGAATCCCCGATTGAATGGGCCGCGGACCAGGCGATTGAAGGCGGGATCGGCTGGTTCCGGCTGCGCACGGATTACATCAACGAGACATGGGACGGGAAGCTGACCGAAGAGGCGATGTGGCAGGCGCTGTTCATGGAGCGCATCACGAATAACCTGACGGTCTATTGTGATCCGTCCGCGATGCGGCCGACGCGATCCGATGCGCAATGGATGTTTGTGACGGAGGATATTTCGCGCGATGAATTCGAGCGGTTATATCCGAACGCGGATATTCGTGGGCTCGATGCGTTTATGTCAACGGGCGATATGGGGAAGCGCACGGGCGAATGGGTCAGTGAATCGACGGTCCGGATTGCCGAGTATTACCGCATCGAATACACGAACCGGCATCTGTATCAGTTGCAGGATGGATCGGTGGTTGAAGAGAAGCCCGACGACAAGGCCGACATCAAGGCCGAGCGCGTCATGCGCGTGCCCAGCGTGAAGTGCGACAAAATCAACGCGGTGGAATCGTTGCAACAGTTCGAGTGGGCGGGCTCGCGCATCCCGTTGATTCCCGTGCTGGGCGAAGAGTTGAATGTTGACGGGCAAGTGCATCTGCGCGGCGTGATTGAAGAGGGCATGGATGCGCAGCGGATGGTCAACTACACGTATAGCGGCGCCATGGAGATTTTCGCGCTGGCGCCGAAAAATGCACCGATGGTCGCAGCAGGCGCCGTTGCGAACTATAAGCAGATTTGGCAGACGCGGAACATCATCAATCACGCCTATCTCCCGTTCGACCCGTGGGACCAGGAAGGCAAAGAGTATCCCACGCCGATGCTGGATACGACGGAGCCGCCGATTCAGGCGGCGGTTGAGTTGATGCGGGTCAGCGAGGATGCGATTAAGGCGACGACGTCAACCGGCGATGCCAGTCTCGGGAACACGAACCCGAATGAGCGGAGCGGGCGGGCGTTGCAAGCCTTGCAGGCGCAATCAGACCTCGCTAATAGCAACTATCCCGATAACGTGAAGCGGGCGCTGATTTACGCGGGCGAGCTCGCTGTGGAGATCATCCCGAAGATTACGACGAAGGGGCAGATTATTCACATTCTCGGGATGGATGATGAGCCGGAGCAGGTGATGGTCGGCCAGCCCTATCAGGAAGGCCCGAACGGGCAGCCACAGCCATCTCCGCCCAATATCACGCCGGAAATCGCGCAGCTGGAGGGCAGCCTGCACAAGTTTTACGATTTGAACAACGGCCGCTATGCCGTGACGGTGTCAGTCGGGAAGGCGACGGCGACGAAGCGGGAAGAGGGGGCGCAGGCGCTGGGCGAACTGATTCCGCATCTACCGCCGGAGATGGCCGCCGTGGCGACACCGGATTACGTGGAGCAGTTGTCGTTCCCGGGTAGTCACAAGATTGCGGAGAAATTGCGCAATGCACTGCCGCCGCAGTTGCAGGACAAGAACGATCAGCCGCAGATTCCGCCCGCCGTGCAGATGCAGATGCAGCAGATGCAGGCCGAGTTGCAGAAGGCGCAGCAGTTCATTCAGACGAAGCAGGCCGAGCAGCAGGGCAGTTTGCAGGAGACGCAGATCAAGACGCAGGCCGATATGCAAAAAGCGCAGATGGGCTTCGCGAATGAACTGAAGCTACAGGAGATGAAGAACGCGAACGCGATTGCCGTGGCGCGCATCTCGGCGGCGAAGGCCATGATGGACCCGCAAGCCGAAGCGGCGGAAGAGCGGCTGGCGACGGGGCTGCAGATGGCGCATGACGTGGGGATGGCGGCGATGGAGCATCAGCACGAACTGGAGCAGGCCGCGCAGCAGCATGACCATGCCTTGACGCAGGGGGCGCAACAAGCGCAGACTGCGCAGCAATCGCAACAGAGCGACCAGCAGCACCAGGCGGAGATGGCGCAGCAGGCGCAAGAGGCGGCGGCAGAAGCGCAGCCGAATGGAAGTGGGCAATGACTGATACTCTCTGGACGCCTGCGATGGCTCTAAAAGCCGGACTCCGCGAGCCCGCAGACGTTCGTCTCATGGCCGAACTGCAGAAGCGCAAAGCGGGCCTGATTGCCTACTGTCAGATCAAGCTGGAATCGGGCGACTGGCATGCCGTGCAGGATGCGGCGTCCGATATCCGCGAACTCGACGCTAAACTAGAAGTCCTGCGGGACGGCAAGTGAAAGGCCTGATCGTCAGTTTGCTCCTCCTGGCCTCTCCGGCGCAGGCGCAGATCTTCTGGAGTCAGCCGAACGTCACGAGTGCGGCCGTGGCGCAAGGGTTCACCTATAAAGTGTATGTGACATCTCCGGGTGTGACGACGCAATCCACGGCTACGCTCACGATGGTGACGTGCTCGACGACGGATACGGGCTCGCCGGTCACGGCCTCCTGTCAAGCGCCCGTCACGCAGGTGTCATCGATCGGCGCAACGGTGCCCGGCGCCTCGTCGCAAGTGACGGCGACCGATACAGTCAATAATTCAGCCGAAAGTGCGAAATCCGCGCCCTTTGTGATGTCGGGTTGTGCGAATCCGGCGAATGTGTCGCTCACGGTCGGGTCGTGGGCACGCACGTTGCCGACGGGTGGCGTCGGGCAAGTGCTGTATTCGCTACTGCAAAGTAAAAGCGATGTGACGATGGTTAGCGTGTTGTTTAACGGCGTGGAACAGGGCCGGTTGAATGGCGCACGCCTCAACGACGTCGCGGGTTCCTATTTCACGGCCACCGTGCCGGCGGGGACGTATCAACTGACCGTGCAGGCGACGGATGTGAATGGCTGCACGGCTGGCGGGGCGACGCGGC